GATGAAGGCAATTTGAGAGGTAGTTGGTTCACTTCGTTTGTGAAGGATCTTCAGGCAGGCAGAACCTTGATTTTTGGTTTCTCAGCTAACTATGCGTTGTATGTTCATGAACGAATTGAAGGGGCTCCGTGGGGAGAAGGGGGAGTGGTTGGAATAGTGAATTGGAGTCGGCCCGGGAGTGGCCCCAAGTTCATGGAAGCTGCCTTGAAGCGCAATACAAGAGAGATCATGAGAATATTACAAGCTAACACCATTAAAGGATGAACGCTTTTAGTGAAGATATTAAAGACATGCTGGAAGATCCTAGTTCACTGGGGTTGACGTTCGGTACAAATCTGTTTATCGGTAGTGAACCTGCCAGTCCAGATGCCACCGTGACTATTTTTGACACCCCTAGTTTCCCGCCATTGCAGGTCCTGGATGCCGTCCCCTCGTATTTTCGATCATCGTGTCAGATACGAGTCAGGGACATTGACTACCCAACGGGGATGGCTTTGGCCAGAAGCATCATGGAATCATTACACACTCGGGCAGGAGAAACGTGGAATGGTACCAAGTACATGGACATTCTAGCTACTGGGGAACCTCAGTTTTTGGATATTGACAAAAACAAAAGGCCCCGTTTTATTATTAACTTTAATTGTCAGCGGAGCTGATAGAAAGGAGACACAACTATGAGTGATGCTATTGCCAGTGTTGGCACGCAGTTTCGTAGATATGATCCCAGCACCACCTCATGGGTGCGACAGGCTGAGGTCTTGTCTATCAACGGACCAACCAAGACTCGGGAAACCATAGATGTAACCAACCTGGATTCCACTGGTGGATACCGGGAGTTCATCGCCAGTTTCAGAGATGGCGGCACGGTCCAGTTGTCCATGAACTTCACTCGTGCTACGTACGAGCAAATGAATGATGATTTTGAGGATGATGAAGCCAAAAACTATGAAATAGTTTTGCCAGATGCGGAAACAACCACCTTGGAGTTCGTGGCTTTTGTGACAGATTTACCCTTGGCAATTGCGGTTGGGAATCAGGTGACGGCTGACGTGACTTTGAAAGTCACCGGACAGCCTGTGCTGAACAGCGGTTCTGGATCGTAATTGTATCAGCCTTAATCACAGGTTGATTTTTTTAGTATTTGTAACACTTAAAAACGCTAATCATGGCTGTACAGTATTTAAAGTACAATGACAAGAGCTACCCCATAAAGTTGGGGCACTACTCTCTAAGATTATTTCAACAGGAGCATGGGGCATCCCTGGAGGATGCGCAGAAGGATATGAAGTTGTTTCAACACCTGATCTGGATGGCTCTGAATCAGGGAGCCCGGAAGGTGAAACAGGAGTTGGATTTGGAATTTGAAGATATGGTGGATGTGCTGGATGAATGTATGATTGATTTCGCAGTGTCCATTCCCAAGTTCTTCCCCAGTCAGGAAGATATTCCTGAAGAGCTAAAAGAAGAGTTGGGAAAGTTGGAGGGGATGGCGGACGGGACGGCAAAACCGACTTCGACAAAATCCAAGCCCAAGCGCAAGTCCAACTAGGTCTCAGTGCGGAGGAGTTTGATGACTTAGATCCCCGGGAGTTATTCCTAGCCATGCTGGAGTATCGCAAGAAGCTCCGGGTGGAAAGCCAGGAGAAGTATGAGCTACAAAGGTTCAAGGAGTTCTTGGAAAGATTGGCCAACCCGTACATCAAGCATCCTCCTCAGAAGCCTGTTGATGTGATCAAGTTCGTATGGGAACTGAAGCGCAAGCAACCGATAGAAGAAATGAAGGCCATGATGCAGACCCTGGCTAAAACGAATTTCGGTGATGCTAAAGTGGAATTTGTAGACAACCACCCACCCCGCTGTCCCATACAAGGCCAGAAGAACAAGGTGAAAATGAAAAGAACAAAATAAATGGCAGGTGACGCATATTTGATCGGACAACTCATAGCCAGTCTGGGATTAAACAGCGCTGAGTTTAATGCTGGTATGGCTGCTGCTCAGTCTCAGATGGCTGCTGCGGATGCGGCTATGAAAAAGGCTTCTATGAGCATCCAGGCGCAGATGACCGCTATGGGTACCAAGATGCAGGCCACGGGCAAGATGATGAGCAGATATATGACCCTGCCCATCCTGGCCATAGGGGCTGCTAGTTTTGCCGCTCAGAAGGATTTTGAAAGCTCCATGAGTAAGATTGAGGGCTTGGTGGGTACAGCCCGGGAGGAGGTCAATGAGTTATCCAAGGCTGTATTGGGCCTGGCCCCATCCGTTGGTCGGGGACCGGAGGAACTGGCGGATGCCTTGTTCTTCATCCAATCTGCTGGTATTAAGGGAGCCGCATCTATGGACGTATTGAATATGTCTGCCCGGGCTTCCGTTGCGGGATTAGGAGAAACCAAGGTGGTGGCAGACCTGGTAACCTCTGCCATGAACGCATACGGCAAGGAGAATTTGACAGCTGCTATGTCCACCGATATTCTAGTGGCTGCGGTCCGGGAAGGTAAGGCAGAGGCAGATGCGATGGCCGGGGCCATGGGGGCTGTTATCCCTCTGGCTAGTGAAATGGGAGTTACTTTTGACCAGTTGGGAGCAGCAATGGCTGGTATGACCCGTACGGGTACGGATGCCCGTGTTGCTACTACTCAGATCAAGGCCATACTCAGCTCCCTGAAGAAACCCACCGATGATGCCAATGTAGCTCTGGCGGAAATGGGTTTGAGTGCTCAGGGCTTGCGGGATAAGATCCGCACTGATGGATTGATCAGTACATTAGAACTTCTCCGTACCACCACTGACAAGTACGGGGAAGAGATGGTCAGCCGGGTATTCCCCAATATTAGGGCTCTGGTTGGTATCCTTGACTTGATGGGAGCCAACATGGAAGACAACATTGCGATTTCAGAACGGATGGCCGACAGCACCGGGTCTTTGGACAAGGCTTTTGAAGCTGCTTCACAAACCACTCAGTTCAAATGGGATCAGGCCATTGCTCAAGTCAAAACCACTCTCGTGGAGTTGGGCACTGCGATGAAGGATGTGGTATTGCCCGTCATAGAAGGGATCACCGAGAGAATCAAATCATTCACGGACCGACTTGGTGATATGACCGAGGCGGAGAAACAATCAGCGGTGAAAGCAGCTGCTTTGGCTGCCGCTTTGGGCCCGGTTCTCACCATATTGGGTAGGATCACCAAGGCCGTTGCGGCCAATCCGTATGCGGCTCTGGCAGTCGGGATCTTGGCAGTTGTAGCGGGCACTGTTAGATGGGTCAAAGCTAACAGGGAATTGTTCGATGGACTGTCCGGCATAGAGAAGGCCAACAGGGATACAATATCAATGTATGCGGATCAGAGCGCTGAAGTACACACTCTTGTTCGAATGATAGAGAATGAAAATTTGTCTAATGAGACTCGTATAGGATATATTGAGAAGCTCAAGCAAATCATTCCAGAATATAATGCCGAGTTGAGTGAAGAAGGAAAACTGATTGGGGATACTACCACTGCTGTTAAAGAATATTTGAAAGCGTTGGGAGAGAAGATCAAATTGCAGGCTTATGAGGAGGAGTACACCCGACTGCTGAAAAAGCAAATGGAGCTTCAGGGAAAGATTGCTGATGCTACCATGGATACCTTCCGAACTGGTTTTGCCGGACCTGCTGGACAACTACGGTTGGCCAAGTTGAATCTCCAATACGACAAGACAACAGAGGCCATTGAAGAGATGGAAAGTGCTGCCGCTAATTTGAACATCACTTTGGGGCAGACTCCTGAGACCATCGTTCCAGAAACAGGCGGAGGCGGAGGAACCGGAAGCGGAGGAACCGGAAGCGGAGGAACCGGAGGCGGAGGGACTGTCAGTGAGTTCACTCAGACCCAATTGAATCGGATTGAGCACTACACCGAGCAATGGATGTCCGCTCAGGATGATGTGGTTGATTATTTCAACGCTTCCTGGGATGCTTACATGGAAGACATTGATGCTAATATTCAACGACAGGTCCAGTTGGAAGAGGCAGCAGCTGCTAAGCGGAAAGCCATGGAGGATGCTGTTTTACAACATAAACTAAATAAAACACAACAATATGTAGCTATTGCTCAGGATGCTATTGCTGTTTTGGGTGATGCTATAACTGGACAGGAAGGAGCCTGGAAAGGAATGTTCACTACTATTCTACAGGGATTGAACCGAATAATTCAAGGACTTTTAGCAGAAGCCATTGCAGGATACATAGCAAAGCAAGCTGCCATCCCTGGGGGATTAATTGCTGCTGCCGCAGGGGTGCCCATCCTTTTGGCCATGTGGAATAACCTGGTGCCGGAATTCGCTGAAGGGGCCCTGGCCTACGGACCTGTGATTGGTAAAATGGGAGAATACCCCGGAGCATCTACCAATCCAGAGGTGATCGCACCGCTGAGCGACCTTCAGAAGATGCTGTTTGGAAGCGGAGGAGGAGTCAAGGAGATCAAACTAATATTGGAAGGTGAAGATGCCTATGCGATACTAAGCATGCAACAACTGTTACAAAATACATACTAATGGCTTGGGTGACGGAATACGATTTGAAATGGACAAGTGATCTGGCTGAGGGCAAGATAGACATAATGCGTGATAACGGGTCTTATCAGCAGGGATTGACTTTGAAAAAGAATTCGCTGAAGATTCGCCAGAGGCTTCCCGGGTGGGACAGTCAGATATTTCGCATGTCTTGTTCCTTTACTATCATTAACGACTTGAGTGATTATTGGGAACTACTTCCATTGATGACTATTTCAGCGGGACAGTTGAAGGTGGTAGTCACTCAGACTTCCCCGGATTCCGCTTCACATACCTTGTTTGAGGGATATATGAATCCAGAAACGGTTTCGCAAAGCCTGTTTGCCAAGGCTCCTATCACTTTGACCGCTTCTGGTATGATATCCAAGTTGGAATACGATTATCCATCTATTATTGACACAATTCAGAATATGAGTCTGATTGATATATTGGATGATTGTTTAGTCATTACCGGATCTTCATATAACATTCGTGTTAATTGTAGGATTTATGAATCAACAGCAGGGTCCGCAGGGAATACCACAGCCTTTAATCGCACTGGAGTGTCCACAGAGATATTCTGGAAGAACAATGTGGATAGGATGAGCGGATTGGAAATCATAGAAGCCATATTGGCTCCATTTAATTGTTATCTGTTTTGGTATGATTCATATTGGTGGATTGAATCGTATGAAGATATTGATTATGTGTTGAACATCCCGCAACCTACAAAATTCTACACCGAATACGTCAGCGGAACTTCTGCTGGATATGGCTTTAGTGATACTGGAGGGGCTATACAATTTCCAATAGGGGCTACCCCTAATGTTCATGACCCCAATAACAGACCACAATACCATCCCAATCAGAAAATATCAGTAATCCCAGGATGTCGTCAAATTGATGTACGGTTGAATCAAGCCACTTTCTTCAATTTCTTCAACCCTGATCTCACCAATACAGTTCTGAGCGGATTCGATGAGCCCACCCCGGATTACCGGGAGTGGCATGCGTTAGAATTAACAGGGCCCACTCCAATAATTGAATGGAAGAACTTGGGAGAGTCTAAAGATATTATCAGCAACAGTATACAGAGGGATGGGGAATACAGTGGGGCCAGTGGTTATGGTTTTATTACTGGATTAACAACACGATTTAAAATCACGGCAAGGGATGATACCAGCTTGACCATAAAGTTCAAATTTGCTGCTAATTTTGCCTCAACAATT